ACTCAACAATCATTTCTTGCAAGAGGGGGTTGGGGCGGCTTACATAGCCAAAATTAAGATGCCAGTGATAGCAAGGGATTGATTAGGATGTTACACGGGGTGGAGACTACTTCTTCTTAGGCTTATTGCCTTTTCCATTTCTGGCGCGGTTACTAGAGCGTGGCTCATTAACAATAGAACCTGATTTAGTGTGGCTCTTGTCTTGACCTTTACCATTAGGGTTAGAGCGGTTACTAGCGTTAAGCTCTGCTCTATACTTCTTACGCTCTGGTGTGGCGTGGTAAGCTTTGTTGTATGCATTCTTCTTCTTCCTTGCTTCAGGGTGAGAAGCGAAGTATTTAGCTGATGTACTCTTGCCAGTGCTTTTGCCTGCGTTAGAGTTACGTTTCTTTGGGTTAGTTCCTGATGCTGCCATAAGACAAATATAAATAAAAATAATGAGAGTGTGTAATCAACGCTTGAGAGAAGAAGATGATAGTAAAAAATGCTGTCCCGTCAGGGGAGTTGGGGAAGCAGCGTGACACATAAGTCACGCGTAATAAAGACGTGAGCGTTAGCGAACACCTTTGTGTTTTGAGAAAAAAGAAACCCAAGCACGAAGCTCGGGTTTCAATTAGACTACTCAGCGTCTTCAATAGACGGAGCATCAACTGGTGCAGATGCAACAGGAGCAGAAGCAGGCTCTTCAACCGTAGGCTGTGTGCCCAAGATTGATTGCGCAGCTTGTCTTGCAAGCTCTTGCCCAAAGTTTCCACCATATTGCGCAGCAATAGATGCAGCTTGGTCAAACGCTGACATATCAGGTACAACCTTTCCGTTGGTTGTAATGATAAGCTTGCCGTTATCGCCTACGCAACGAGTTGTGAACCAAAGAGGACTACCAGTCTTCTCATCTTCTCTGTAATACTCGCCTTGTGCTGATTTGAAAGCCTCAAGGTCTGCTTGGTTACCGCTAACAGCGTATACGAAAGTTGCGTTACCGTTTTTGCTACGGTATGAGCGTAATAATTTGATTTTCATGGTATGAAAGTATTTAATTAATTAAAAGAGGTTAATCCCCTTTTTAAACAAGAAAGGGTTGTGGTGAGTTAAATAAGAAGACTATGAAAGTCCTCTTATTATTCTGATTGCATCAAGCATATGCTCTGCTCTGTGCTTGTAGACTTTAGCACCTGCTTTCAGGTTGATGATTGTTTCCAATGACCTGTTCTTTAGGTGTTGGATTGCATCATCTGCTAAGCCTCCCTCCTCAACTGATTTCTTGGTAACATCTACTACCCAGTTGATGAAGTTCTTATTGTATTGCCAATGTTTGTCTTGGTCTATTGCTTTGTTTGCCATAGTTATAAGTTTAAGTTATAGATTAATGAATAGTTTCTTTCAGGAAGTCTTGAGAAATCCCTTGTGTTCTTGTGCTTGTAATCATAAACAGCTGCCCACACAAGCAGGACAGCTGTTATGATGAAGCCTAACATTGTAGTAAAGAGATTAAATCGTCTGCCAAATCATTGGCAACTCTGACATCACGCTCTTCAATAAGCTCTTGCTTAAGCTCGTTGCATATTTGACACAAGTGATATTCTTCCTGTATCTCATATTGCTTGCGGATATTATCTATCTCAAACAGCACAGCCTCTATTTTATCAGGAGTGTTGTACTGTATACATTGCCTGTAGTAAATTTCATTGATTAAATCTTTTAGTTCCGATGGTGCTAATACTTGTATCATATTATGTGAGTTTAAGTTAGTATTTTCCTTGTTAGAAAGGGTTGTGGTTTACGGCTGAGAAAAAAGAAAGCAGAGACTATGCTCTGCTCGTCTTCAGCTTAATGCTGTGTGACACCGTGCTCTATCAAGCTCAAGTAGTCATCGTATTCTTGCTCATCCATAATGGTAGGTTTTAAGCTGTTGGTTATTTGTTCACGCTAACCAACTCTGCGTGATTAATGATAGATTGCAGTAACAACAGGAGCATCCAAGTAAGCTTGAGCTTCCTCTTCAGTATCGAAGTATCCGCTGTCTCTTGAGTATGGGAAATCAATGTCTCCCATTTCGTTGTCTTGATATGTTCTGCCCACGTACCAGCCGCGGTTGTTGTGCATTACTTTTAAGTCTGATATAATCATAGTGTTATTTTTGGTTTGTTTCTATTTAACGCAGTTAACATTTCTCGTAATACTGAATCTGATAAAGCACCTTTTACGTTTTTGTATTCATCCTTTTGATTTTGATTATAATTAATAGCAATGAATGTGCAGTCACCTAATCCAGATAAGTGAATTAAAGGCTGCATGAAGTCAACACCGTTTGTAAAATAAGTAATCAAAATAATAATATCTTTTTTTACAACTATGTTACCGAATTGGGTTGGATACCATTGCTTATCAGGTGCTATAGCATTCATATGCAAGCTCGCCATATCAGTAATAGTTATTAATTCTTTGGTGAAATCAGATAACGCTTCTATATCATAATACTTAAAAGATTCCTGTTGCATATACTGTTCTTCGAGTGGTTCGTGCTTATTACACCAATTACACGTTCCGTCACAAGATTCATCACCACAGCCTTCGTTGTAATCATCTGAGCGATGTGGATTACCATCACAACTTCCGCAATGAGCACCTTCTGAATCAGTGTAGATAGCTGCATTGCAACATTGTGATTTATATTCTTTTTTCTTTGCCATAATATATAAGTTTAAGTGAATATCTTTTCATCCTAGAAAGGGTTGTGGTAAGCGGCTTACTGTAAGGTATATGCTAACGATTGATGACTCACCAAACTAACAGATCGCACCAATGCTGTGTAATGTGTGAAAGCTGTGGGAAGCCTGTGTGGTGGCTGTGTGAAGGCCTTTGTTCTATGTAGGCAACTATCTTCTTCAAAAGAATTCTTTTTCTCTGCAGCTCAGCTATATGAAATCACTTCCATATATTTTAGGGGGGATACCCCCAAAAGCGTTTTGGCCCCGGGGGTTAAATAGTAATCATTACCCATCCTTGTGAATACAGTACTTTTAAATTTACCCTTGTTAACTCCTAGTGAGCAATGCTAAGATAGTGATGAATATCTCTTTACTCCCAAGCTTGTTTATATGGTCCGTTATGTATATCTTTGGTTCTTATGAGCTCTATAGATAAATGGTATATTAAAGTTACTGATACTGATAGGATAGATACTAAGCGTGTTGAGATACATTGGTTCTATAAGTTCCTTATCTGGCTAGAAATAAAGAAACAGCCAGTTATTAATCCACTTGACCTATTTAGCATTAAGAGAAATGAAAGGCGTAATGGTATGGCATAACCTTCCTCCTGTTGGAGATATAGTGGAATATGTTCCTAATTATCTTTATGGAGTAATGGACTATCCGCTCAATATTAAAGATGGTGACACAGAGAATGGTCGCTGGTTAGCTACAATGATGTCACCTGCTGATGTTGATGCTTATCTCGATTGGTGCTGGCGAGAATGTGACCGCCTCATCTATAACAAGTGGACTAAGAAACCTGAAGATAAAGAATGGTTACCAGGAGATGAAGATAAATATCAAGATGATGATGATTAAATATTTTTTATGTACATTTGCCCCAGAGCATGTGCCACTAGAAAATCGGAAGTATGTCTAACTTTAAAACATGAATGACATGAAAGAACAGATCTGAACTCCCTGTAATTAAATTTGCAGGGAGTTTTTTATTTTCATAAGTTTGTCTCATATATAAATAAATACATACACATTATGCTAGTACTAAGAAGATTCTCCGAAAACGGAGTAGAAATGAATCAAGTCATAGGTAAAGGTTACACCTACATCCACAGAGAAATTAACCCAAAACAATTCAGAGAAACTTATCGCGAATATTTTAAGAAGGATCACGTTGCTGATGATGACCCAACTAGTGATAAAGAAAGCAAGAACTGCTACGCCTTTGTTTGTGAGGGAGCTTTAATCCAAGCACTTTACAAAACTCAGAAAGCCTTTATGATGACTGAGTCAGGACAAACGTTCTCCAATTTAACTTATAAATAATAATACACCCGCCCTGCCTCTCAACGATTGCACACTGTGGCGGGTCTTTTTTTTAACTGACTATGGCCAAGAAACCGTTTCCTCTATTATTTATAGACCACATTCAAGTTCCTGTATTCAAGGAAAAAATTAATTTAGTGTTTGCCAAAGATGGTCCAATCACTGCAGCTAGAGAATTAGATTTACTTCAACCTTTTGCAGATAAGCACGAGGATGGGAATCTCAAGCGAGCTGAGGATTACTTCAAAGGTGCTAATGCTATGGTATTTCACGCTGATAATATACTCTTTGTCATACTACCATTTAATGTTACCAGAGGTGTGATTGCTCACGAGATATTCCATCTAGCGGTAAACATACTGGAACATAGAGGACTTCATTTCAGCCACTCTAGTGAAGAAGCTTATGCTCATTTGATTGATTGGCTGACTGAAGAAATATATAGTTATCACGATAATCTAATAAAGAAACAAGCGAAATGGAAGGCAAAGAAATAAATATCAACGAGAATAATTACAAGTGTGAAAGCTGCAGTAATTACTTTGATCCTGAGAAAGAGGATTATGGTGCCGATGATGATGGAAACTCTTTCTGTCAGAAATGCTGTGAAGAGATGCCTCAGTTTGGTGGGTGGGGAGTCTTTCAAGATTATCCTGAAGAGTGGCATATCCGTCCCATTAATGAACCAGATCATTTACACGACCAAGGATGTCATTGTCAACCAAAAGTTACTCAAGAGAATGGGATTGATATAGTCATCCACAATTCATTTGATGGAAGGGAAGGAATGGAAAGAGCAATCGAGATTCTCAAAAGCACTAAATAAAAATTGTGTAAATAAAAAATGTTTACTACTTTTGACTCATCAACTTACTGAGTAATAATTTTAAACCAACATAAAATGAGTGAAGTAAAAGAAGTTACTGAAGTAACGTCAGTAAAATTAAAAGAAAATAGGGTCTTAATCAAAAAATTTGAGAAAGAAGAAAAAAGTAAGGGTGGTATTATTTTACCAGATGACCAACAAGAAGCTCCTGAAGGGGGGACTGTTGTTGCTGTAGGTCCAGGTAGAATGGAGAATAGCATCCTAGTAGAGAATGCGTGTCGGGCAGGAGAGAAAGTTCGTTATGTAAAACATGGTATGGAAGTGGAGATTGATGGTGAAGAATACTATTTATTGAGAGACTCCGATGTGTGGGGTACAATAGAGTAACTATTAAACCTATATAAAATCATGACAAAATTAAGAGCTGATGGTCAAATTCAGAAGAATGACTACGTAGAATTAATTGGGAAAAAACTCCCAGAAAGATTGCAAAAATCTCCTAAACCAATTTATGGAACGGTAATTAAAGTAAAAGGAAAAATTGCTATTATAAAACCTAGATATAAAAGGTTCGAGATAGAAATCCCGATTACTGAATTAAAAGATGTTCCGTATGAAAAGTTTCACAATAAGCAGCGTAAACCAAGTAAAAAAACTAAACCTGTAACTCCAGTAACTGTAGTTGGTGAAGGTCCTGTTAAGGTTGTGCCTAAACCAAACGCCAAACCAACCTTTCCAGAAATAGTAAAGGAAAAGATTGATATGGCTGAGGCTGCTATTGATACTAACAAGCCTGCACCAAAAGTTCCTGAGAAAGTAGAGGCGGATAGCTCCTTTACCACAAAGCCAGAAGTAACTGAGCCATGTGAAACCAAAGCTGCTTTTGATGCTAATCCTGATCCTATGGATCCTGTAGAAGAATTAACCGAAGATGGTAATACTATGGTATATGTTACAATGGGTATTTTAATACTTGCTGCAGCTGTAGTCAGTTACCTTCTTTTCTTTTAATAATCATTAAACCAACAAAGTATGTTTGAAGAAAATAATCCGACAGCAGCGGGACATGATAGAGGTCCCGCATTGTCAGCTAAAACAAAGGTGGATGCATCGCATAACTTTGCTAACCTTCATGAAAGAACTAAGAGTAGTAATGAGCAATTGGCTGAACATGTCCTATGCTTGCGTAACATGATTGATGATTTAGCTGGATCCCAGATGAATAATAAATTATGCGAAGAACCTGATAAAGTAAATTGTAGTAATGTATTAGATGCATTACATTCAGAAGCAGACACTAAATCAAAATTATTAATGGAATTAAATAACCAGTTAAGTAGATTACGTTCAGTAATACATTAACACAAAACCAACATATTATGAGTGAATCAACTTCACCAGGACCTTATGGTGCATTACACTTAGGTCGTGGTAATTATGGGCAAGCTATTGCTGCTTTAAAAAATGGTGAGCGTGTAGCGCGTTCAGGATGGAATGGTAAAGGGATGTTTGTATTTATGCAAATTCCCGCTAACATTGATATAGAAATTGTTCCTAAGATGCAATCATTACCTCAATCAGTTAAGGATGAGTTTATTGCTAGAGCTAAATTAGAACAAGAAGCTGTTGAAGCTACTTCTCATTTAATTAAGGGGCCTGCTGTAACAGTTGCACAATCAATTAAATATAGTAATCAGATGGCTATTGTAGATAGAGAAAATAATATTAATGGGTGGGTAGCATCATCTTCTGATACATTAGCTACTGATTGGAAAATTTTAGATTAATATTAACCAACAAAAATTATAATTATGAATGATACAGCCGTTAACGGTAGTGCTATTGTAAGTCAAATGACTCAATACGCTGGAACAAAAAACATCAAAGCCGTAGAGATGACCAAGAAGGGATATTGTGCTTATAGAGGTTGGGATGTGCCTGAAGATGAAAATCCTGATGAGGTAGTTTATTTAGTGGAATATGAAGCAGATCCATTAAGTCAACCGAATCATCCTGATCATGAAGGGTATATTTCAATGAGTCCTAAACATGTTTTTGATAAAGCATACAGACCATCTGCAACATTCCTTGATAGATTGAGAATTGAAAAGGAAGACCTTGACGTAAAGATAACAGCGTTGACTAATGCACTTGAGGCAAAAAAAGTACCAGCTAGTGAAGTAAGCATTTTACAATTACAGCTAAGTACGATGCAACATTACTCTAAGATTTTAGAGACAAGGATTGATAAAGCTGACTAGTGACTGATATACCTCATAAACTAAGGTATATAGAAGCATATGTACATTATAGAAAGAATGTTCATGTGAAAATTCGTTTACCACAAAGTGACCGTGAGGTACATCTATTAAACTATTGTTTTACTAATGCTAAGAGTTATATGAACAGTATAGGAAAAAATTTGCATGTATAGATTTTATTATTATCTTTACAGTCCCTGCTATTAATTAAATTCTGTTCATGGATTTAGATTAAGCCTCAAGTTACCTTGAGGCTTTTTTTATTTGTATATCAAAAAGAATTTCATTATATTATAAGTAATAGTATAACTACTAATACGAGAATTATGTCTAAGGGAAATACAAATACATATGGTAACAAGAAGGTTAACTTTCCGTACCAACAAAGCGTTTTATTATTATTAGGTGCGTTAGAGAAGGCAGCCACGGCATCTGCGTCAGGTCTTGCTCAAGAATCTACACTTATTTCTGTACTTAATGCAATTGTTGCATCTGATCAAGATATAGAAATTTTATTAGTAAGAGATACAGGAAACGGAGATAAAGTTGTTCAGCAAATAACTAATTACGAAACTGGTGTACCAGTAGTAATATATAAAGATGTTAATGGAGCACTTTACATACCTGTTGGTCCTTTAGAATATTTAGATCCTTCTGCAGTATTGAATTTAATTCTTACACAATTACAAGTATTAAATGCAGGTGGTCAATTGTTAACTGAAGCTACATTTACAGCTGAAGATTTTGCAACGGAATCTACATTAGGAGTTGTTAATACTAATCTTAGTACTATAAACACTAATGTACAATTAGGCAATATAGTACTTGGGAATTTACTTACTACATTAGCTACTGAAGCTACCTTGTTAGACGTTGAAACAGCTATTGATACAGTTAAATTAGACACTGCCAATCTCGATGTAGCACTTTCTACAAGAGCATCTGAAGTTACTTTAGCTGCTGTAAATACAAAATTAACTTCAGTAGTAAGAACTCCTTCTTTACAAAGAATATCAGGAGTAGCTGCTGCAAGCATAGCTGCGGGTGCAAGATCAGCATCCTTCTTTAACGCGGGACTAACTGATGCCACTGTAGCAGGAGGTACACTTAAACCAGGAGAATCAATTTCTTTTGATGCAGGTGGACAAGGAGATACTTTAGGAGCTATTCCTTATGTAACAATAGCAACAGGAGACTTAGTGATAACTACAATAACTTAAGATATGGGAGGATTAACTGATATAAAACAATTATTACCTAAAAATGTATATGATGCAGCAGTAGGAGCTAATAGCCCTAGTGCGTCTAATGTATTTGCTACTATATCTGATTTGTCAGGTGGTGGTGGTATTTATGGTGGTTCTGGCTCAACACAAATAGGAACTACTGTTGTTACTATGGCTGCCACAGACGTTGTTCGATTTGACTCATTGAATGGTCCACAAGCTGGTTTATTTACAATAGATGCTGTTAATAATAGAATAGGTGTTAATATAGCAGCTCCTGGTTATGCATTCCATTTAGGAAGTGGTGATGCTTATTTTCAAAATGGTAATGTTGCTATTGGAACAACTCCTACATTAGGATATAAGTTATACCTTGCTACGGATAATACGGATGGAAATAATCATAGGGGTCAAAGGATTGTATTAGGTGGTGATAGCGTAACAGCAGCAGCACAAATATCAGGACTTGAGATTAGAACATTAAACACTAAAACTGCTGCAGGTACAAATAATTATAGATTTATAGATATTAATGCTACAGGTGGTGCAACACAAGGAACATATAATTTATATGGTATGCGTGTTAAATTAGATGCTTTTTCTAATTTAGGTACCGCTACTATTAATAAATACATAGGTGAATTTGTAGATGGCACAGAAGGTTTAGGTAAAGTATTGAGTGATGTTACAGGTGGTGGTCTGGCAAGATGGGTTGATCCAAATACTTTAGTTAGTACTCCTGCTCTTAGTACAGTACTTGCTACAGGAAATACAACAGGAGCTAACAACTTAGTTATAAGTACAGGACAAAGAATTGTATATAACAATAGTACTTTTAATAGTGAAATAACAACTGCAACATTAACAAGTGATAGACTTATTACTTTACAAGATGCTGATGGTACAGTAGCTTTATTGAGTGATATAACAGGAACAAACTCTGGTACAAATACAGGAGATCAAAATTCAGGAACAACATTTATAATAAGTAATGATAATACACTAAGAACAATAAATGCTAATTCAATCAATGGTGCTTCATTAAGAGATTTAGTTTGTACATTAATAAGAGATTTAAACACAGCAGGAGTTTTAACAGTATAATATTATGGGACAATTAGGAGATATAAATGTTAATGTAGATGTTTACACAGCTTCAGAAACAGATGTTCAATTACAGAACAGTGGTAAGTTTTCTGGTACAGCAGCTGGAACTGATACATATACAATAAGTTTTACACCAGCAGTTACAAGTTATGCATCAGGGCAAAGATTCTTTGTAATCTTTACTAATGCTAATACAGGAGCTTCTACTATAAATGTAAATGGATTAGGAGCAAAAGCTCTTACTAAGAATGGATCCGTAGCTTTAGCTTCAGGAGATATTGCTGCTGGTCAAGCTTATGTTATTTCTTATGATGGAACTAGATTCCAGATCTTAGGAAAAATAAGTGCTGGCGGAGGCGGAACAGTAGCAACAGCTGCTGAACTTAATACAGGAACTGATAATATCAAATATGCTTCACCTCTTGCCTTAGAGGGAAGTAAGTATACAAATCAATCAGGTTCAAAAATATATGCTACAGCAGCAGGAACAAATACTTATACTGCAACATTAACACCTGCTATCATAGCTTATACTACAGGACTAGTTGTCAATATTTTATTTACTGATGCTTCTACAGCGGCAGCTACTTTAAATTTAAACGGACTTGGAGCTAAAGCAATAAAAAGAAATGGCTCTAAAGCTACTAAAAGTGGAGATATATTAGCAGGGCAATGTTTTAGTTTAATGTATGATGGTACTGACTTTCAAATGCTTGGTAGAGTTACTACTGATTGGAGTCCTACAGCATTAAGCTTAGGTGATGGTATAAGAAATGGAGCAACAGCATCTTTAAATGCAGGAGCAGGGATTTATATTACTTTTGATGCATCATCAGATGATGAAATTTTATATAATGTTGCTTTAGATAGAAACGGAGTTCCTTATGACGGTTCAAATATTGATGTTAAATTATATTGGATGAAGTTTGGAGCTTCAGGAGGAACAGTTGGATGGGAATTAGATTATGCTTTTGTTAATTTGGGTGATGATGCTTACACAGCAGTAGATGGAACTATAACGAATTTTGTTAATGTAACAGCTTTAGCTGATCAAACATTAACAAGCACTGTAGTTGGAACAATTAGTGGTCCAGCAGGAAGTAAAATTCTACAACTTACATTAAGAAGAAACTCTACAGGAGCAGGAGCAGATTCTTACAATGGTGATGCAGAACTTTATGGTTTTAATTTAGAAAAATAATATTATGTTTATACAAGAACAAAACTACAATTTAAAAGGTTACTATAAGGTAATGACACCTAACCCTTTAGGTGATGCTCATATTATTGAATATTTTGCAGATTACAATGGTGGCAATCCAACTGGATTAAAGGTTAGAGAAACAAGAACATATACACGTAATGCTTTTACAGGTATTATTGAAACAATAACTGTTTTTATAGAATGGATAGGTAGTGATGGTGTTAGTTCTAAAGCTAATAAAACTATTGTTAAGCATTTAGATATAGGAAGAGGAATGGAAAAAAATGAAAAAGCAAGAAAAAGATTGCTTAATCAGGCTAAAGGAGCTGCCATTCAACTTATAGGTATGGAGGCAGGTAAAACATTTATGAGAAACTTTGGTTCAGAAATGAACTTGTACGTTGAAGGAGATAGACAACCTCTTATAGATGGTATTAATAATTCTGGAGAAACACAGTTATTTAAAGATACCTTGACGGGGATCTTGGATGTAGCATATTAATAATTTATAAATAACCAACATGAAAACATTTAAAAACCAACAAACAAGTATCACTATAGGAATAGATGGTACTAAAGAAGTAAAAAAAATGACATATGCTGATCTTGCAGGATTGACTCTTAATATTCCACCACATGGGGGATGGACAAAAGATGAGATGAAGATCAGATTTAAGATTGAAGCTAAATTAGAAAAACTGAATGTAGATGAGTCAGTTGAGTTAGAGGATGCAGAATTTGCAAAGGTATTAGATGGTTCTAATCAACCTTGGCAGTTTAAACATAAAGATCTTGTAACTTACATGGATGACTTGGAAGCATGGAATAAAGAAGAATAATGAAAGAGAAATACCTTATCATCACTGGTGAAATCATTGCATTTTTATGCATGTTTTTTATGGATTTATGGCAAGCATGTGTTGCTGTTGGTTTCCTTATTGCAGCTGATACATTTACTGGTATTTGGGCTGCGTGGTCCAATGGACGTAAAATAGAAGGTAGTTGGTGGGCAGGTAAAAAACACGTTGAGTCACGTAAGATGGAACGGCTTTTGACCAAAGTGATCCTTTACCCCTTGGCTCTTATTGTTGCTAAGGTAGCCGAAGCATATTTAGCTCCTGTTATTCCGTGGATAGATATTACAGCAGGTGCGTTAGCTATGATTGAGGTACGTAGTATCTTTGAAAATATTGGTAAGTTACTAGGTTTTAATTTTTGGCAAAAGATTAAACAAGCTATTATTAAACATCAAATAGAGGAGGATAACGTATGAGTACCGAAGAAAAAACATGGGGTAAAAAGTTTAAAGAAGCTTTTGATACCAAGACAATTGTATTAGCATTAGCTATATTAGCCTACGCTGGTGAGAAAGTATGGGGTTTAATAGAAGTTGGTGCTGAAGTTGAGTTTCAAAATAAGATTATCGAGGCTTATAAAGCACCTGCTGTTAAAGAAGCTGTCAAGGCTGAATTTAAAGCTAACATTATTGATCCTGCTATATTGGGAGAAGTGTTAGCTTCACCTGAAGTACATGACTTCTCTAAAGAAGCCGGTGATAAGATTGAGAAGAAGATTGTTGCTGATGTACTTAAGGAAGACAGCACTAAGATAAGTCTTGTCTCTGGGTTAGGACAGAAATCTGGTATACGAGATGAAGTAATTATGGATAAAATGGCTACATTATTGAAGGCTTGGGATAAAGGAGAAATTATGACTAAAGATCAAGCAGATACTTACATTAAGAAAGCATTGAAGAAAAACATTAAAACAAGTGCGTTAAAGCAACCTACAGCAATATTTTAAATATAAAAGATTATGTCACAAATAGATGATTTTGAAAGCGGCAAAGCTGCACCAGCTACGTTAACTAGAAACTATAATTCTGTATATATTCATCAGACTCCTAAAGGACCTATTACATATGTACAAAGTAGATATCCACGTGGTAACTTTTGGGAACTTGCTAAAAATGGTGGTGGATCATTTCCTCCTGGTGTGGAAGTATTAAATGATTTAGCAGATGTTAATGCGTCAAATAATTCAGGAGAAGCTTTGGCTTACGATTCAGTTACTGGAGTATGGTCTTCACTAGAAATGTCACCAAGAGGTAATACGCTTATTGTAAGTACAAGAGGTTACTCTACTTTTTTTGGTGCAGCTAGAGAAAAATCTACTTTTCACTTTAACTCTTTAGCAGAGGCTCAGTCAGCTGCTCAAGCAGGTGATATGATCATTGTATATCCAGGAACTTATACTAATCCTAACAACTTATGGATACCTGATGTAAACTATTACTTTTTTCCGGGAGCTACAGTAAGTAGAACATTTGGTCAAATGCTTAATTCAGCAGCAGGCGGAGAGTGTAATATTTATGGTAAAGGTGACTTTATATCTACAGCAACTATATCAGACAATTGGGATTTTCAAAATGGATGTGTGTGTAAGTTAGAAGCTAACAATATAGTTGTCAGAACTAACACTGGTTTAATATTTAGAGATACTGCAGATGTAATTATTGATTGTAATGAAATCAGAATGACATTTAGACAATATCTAATTTACTGGAGAATATTTAGTGGAAGATCCCACATTAAAGCAAATAAGATTGTTATGGAAAATGGTGCCGGCATAGGTACCGCTAGAATCTTTACTCAACGTGAGATTGCTGCAGAAGCTGATATTAAGGTTGAATGTCCATTTATGGAAACTTTGAGCAATCAATCTTTTGTTAGTGGTATATTTGGTATTGAGTTAACATCTCCGGGTGTTCCAAGATATTATGGTGATTTTTATGATAATAGGACTGGTGATTTAACAGATGCTACCATATATCAAAGAACTAGCCATTATCACGAAGGTAATATTTATGTTAATCCTAATGTAAGGGCTATGAATATTGATTTTAGTATTCCTAAAGTAATTACCATGAAAGGTAATATCTATGCTTTAAATAATACTACTAGGCAGGCTATTACAACTGGAAGTGCTAATGGAGAATTAAACTTTGAAGGAAATATTTACTGCAGTAATGTAACAGCAGTAACTTTAGGTGGTAACAACTGGAAAACCGTATTTAAAGGTAATATCTTTAACACTGCTTTATCAGGTAGCGTTGTAAAAGGTATTGAAGTAAATAGTGCTACTCATGATTTAATCATAGAATACTTTAAGGCTTATTTTGAAAATGCGCCTCATGTTGCAGGTAGTTATTCTATAACAGGTTCCAATCATAATATTAGAGTGTATGCCGATAGAGTATTAAGTAATGTGGATATAGATCCAGCAACAATTGATTTATTAACAGGAGCTGTACCAGCAGATTATCCTAATGTAATATAATAAGATATGAATACAAATTTAGAATTAACAAAACAACCGGGCTTCAGACAATGTGCATACATGACTGACACTAATAGTGAAATCATAGTACATAGTGAATTAGCACCAGCTAATCAAACTATATTTGATGATTTAGTTAATGCTCTAAAGACAGAGTTTGGAAATAGAACTTTAGCGAAGCCTATAACTAATACTTCAGCTAATTTAGATATTCTATTTGCTGTAGAAGATGCTGATATAGATGCTGCTGATTATGATACAGATGTTACTGATTTTGCAGCAATGAGTCAACCAGCACAAGATGCTATGACTGCATTTATTAATATGGCCAATAGCTTATAATGAATTATACACCTTATATCAATTGGACTAAGTCAGATTTCAGTTCACATCTGAAAAATCTGGCTAATGTTTATGATATGGGTTTACCAATTAAATCATTAATAGAAGTTGCTTTATTAGATGAGAGGTGGGATCCGCTAGTTCAGTATGATGGTTGTACTTTGGTACAAGATGTATATCATCCTTGTTTGAGTTGTTTTATCCATGATTATTTGTGGATTACTGGGCAAGGTGGTAAAGATGCAGATTATGTGTTTCTTTGGTTAATGCATAAAGAAGGATTGACTGAAGGTAAAGCTAAACGTAGATACCTTGCTGTCAGGTTATATTGGCTTATGTGGGCTAAATGGGCTTATCTAGGTAAAAGAAATGTTAATCCATATAGTCCTGAATTTGGGGCTGTATTAAAATATATTAAAAAGAATTAAATCTAATAATCATGTCAGAGATAACTAACTTAAGAATACTATTAAAAAATAATCCTTACGCAGGATATATTATACCGCTTATTGAGCATTTGAATGATCCTACTCGTTTACGAACTGGTGGTAGAACTCGTGCTGCTAATTGGATTAACCCTAATTTAGTGAACCCATTTGAAGCATTAGTTGCCGCAGCTATTTTGAAAAATAGATTGGAAAACTGGAATGGTGGTTATACTCCATTGGAAAGTCAAAATTATGATGTGTGTTGTTGTCCATCAACAACTAATAGTGGTAATAACTGTGGATGGTGTAAGAATCACGTAGGTTCAGCCAGTAGTTGTTGTCCTAAGTGTCCTAGCGATGGTGGATCGGCAACTGCACGTACATCACCACCTACACCAGCTAAACAAATACTTACAGATTTTGCTGCATTTGCAAATATGCCAAATCCATTTACACCAACACTATCTGCATTTGAATTACAAATTGGTGGAATGAATATGGATTTACCTAATAGTTACGTATTCTTTAATCAAATGGTTGATGTTTTTTATGCAAATGTTGACTTCTTGAATTTCTTTAGTGTGACTTATAATGAAGGTTATTATGGTTCTTTTGTAGAAACTTTATTAGGTGGAACATATAGAACCGGTTATAGAGTAAGTGGTTTAGATGTTAGAACTGTACGTGATGGTTCTGCTGTACCTGAGAAGTTTGCAACAACTGTTATTACATCAGGTGGTTTAACTCCAGATGTATCACCAGGAACAGAGGCTCCTTATTTTACTGTATATGGTACATTAACTTACAGAAATATTGTTTGGATTAATCCGATAGGTAATGGTTATATTCAGCCAGTGGTTGCACCTATAGGTGGTGTAACAGATCATTATGTTGAAGTAACCATGACTAATACCGATAACGGTGTTAAATTTTCTCAAGAATTAGAAGCTCAATTGGGAGCTGCGGCAGATACTTTCTTAGGGGCTGTTACACGAATCAATAATGTGGTTACTATAAATGCTGCATCAAGTGAGTCAGTAATGGGTACTTTTGATTTTAGTACTCCAGCTACTTCAGCACCGGGTTGGTTATTTGATTATGTGCCTTATGTTCCAGCAAGTGGTAAAAGAGAAATAACAGCTATTGACTACTTGTATTCTAGCATACGGGATCTAGCGGGTAAATATTTTGTATTATATGACGGAACAGACTCTCATTTGTTTTATTACCAAGTAAACGGAGTTTTAGTAGATCCTGCAACATTGGGTTTTGCTTATGATTTTGCTCATGCTGTTAATGTAGTACGTAACTGCTTAGATGCACAAGGTAATGAACGTCCATGTCCAGAAGCTAATGCTGAGATACAACGAATCACAGACCTTGTTGTTTTAGGCACAGGACTATTTATTTCTATTGGTCATGACGGTTGTTGTGATGAACCTGGGCAACCTTGTCCGGAATGGCAGAACTGTTTGACTTCAGGATTTGCTACAGCAACAGCTAAAGAATCTACAGACTCATTTGGTGGAACTGTTCAGATTGGTCCAGCTAATCAAGTTACTGAATTAATCGCTCCTTATAGTGGTACTAATTATGGTGGAAACTATGTAACGGATACCGATTACGTAAATGCTTACAATAGCATTGTTGTTCCTGCAGAAAGAGCTAATGGTAATTTTATTGGTTATTTAAAAGCAGTGAGTGCTGGTAATGAATGTGTACCTAAGTGTAAATGTGAAAAACCTGAGTGTATTGATACTGATACAGGAAGTTTACTTTTACGTAGTACTTTCCCTGCAGTAACTACACAGTTAGCATTTAATAGACCAGCTTCTCCTTATGCTGTTGTAAAGGAAGATCGCTGTAAGGATTGTTAATCATAAACTATTTAAAGAAAGCATCATCTAATTAGGTGATGCTTTTTTTTGCTCCATAAACTATTTAATGTTTAAACATTTTTTATTACATTTGTTTATTATAAACCAACAATATTTAAAGATGGATAACGAACCAAACATGGATCAGGAAAAAACACTTGACCCAAATGCTCAACAAGAACTATCTCCTGAAGACTACAAAAAGGCCAGAGAGAATGCTATAAAGCATTTGAAAGGTGAAATCACTTTTCTAAAGGTGGAAGATGAATACCAAAGATTACTTGCTGATATAGAAGAAAGTAAAACACGCAGAATTACTATGATTATGCAGCGTGCTCGTTTTTATGATAAGCAGGAACAACCAGCACCTAACGAAAATCCTGATATGGTGGCACCAGTGGACACACCTCCATCAGATGAAGTTAATAAAGGTCCACGCAAACTCAAAAAAGATTAATTATGAAACTTAAAGTATTAAGACTAGGTGACAATGGGGATACTACAATGGATGCATTTTACATTAATGGTATATTGAAGTGTGGTGCTATTGAAGATGAAGAGCGTGCTATTAAAGTTAAAGGTGAAACTAGAATTCCTAATGGAACTTACAAAGTAGGTTTGCGTAAAGAAGGTGGTTATCACAATAAATATGCTGCAAAATATGGTAGCATGCATAAAGGTATGTTGTGTATCTATAATGCACCTGATTGGAAAATTGAAAAAGATGGAATGACCTTTCAATATATCCTTATCCATACCGGTAATACCGATGATCACACAGCGGGTTGTTTATTACTAAATGATATCTTAGATTTTAATAAGGATGTTGGTAGTGCTAGCGGTAGTGCATATAAAAGATTTTATCCAGAAATAGCAGCTGCAATTGAAGCAGGCGAAGAGGTGACTATTGAATACATTGATGTAGAAACCGGTAAATAAATCAAATTAAACCAACCAACAATGTCAGAAAATAATTTAGTAACTAAACGCGTGAGGATGGGTCACAGAGACATTATTAAGTATCAATTGATAACTGAATGTTTCATTAACCATGTTCACATAACTAATGCTGAACTTGACTGTCTTGCTTTATTGGGTGCTTATGGTGAATATGATATGGCTGATTTTTGTAATTCTATTGTTGATGAGAAGGTTTTTTCTAATTCTCAGACAGTACGTAATTTTTTAAACAAAGCAGCTAAGTCTAAGTTAATATTAAAGAAAGGTATTAAAGGGAGTAATCGGAAGAAGGTAAAGTTAAATCCTTCTTTTAAAATTCAAACTGAAGGTACTATAATATTAGATTATAAGATAGGTTATGTTGCCCAAAAGTAGTAAACATTTCATACAACCCACTGCTGATAAATTGGAATGTCCAGTAGAACTTGTAGAGGATGTTGTAAGTTTTTTTTACTCAGCTGTACGTAAAAGTCTAGTTGAGATGAAAGGTCCCAATATTCAGGTAGAGAATCTAGGTTCCTTTAAAGCGAAACCGGGTGAGTTACCTAAGTTAGCGGCTAAGTATCAGAAACATTTAGAAGTCCTGAAACCTGAGACGTTTAATCAACGTACTCTTCAAGAGAACCTGACGGTAAAGTTGGAGAGAGTGAAAGGTCTGCAGAAGCAGATTTTAGCGGAACGGGTTAGGAAAGCAGAATTTATTCAACTCAAAAATGAAAGGAAAGCTAAACCAAATATGGAGTAATCGTGCAGCAATTCTGGAAGGTATTCAGAATTCTGTGTTTAAGGCGGAACACGTAGAGCAGATAGCAGCTGAGAGAAAGGCTATTTGTGACACATGTCCATTTCAAGATAAAGAAGGTACTTCTTGTCTAGTGCCTGGTACTCAACCCTGTTGCAGCAAATGCGGCTGCTCTGAAAAATTTAAAATAAGATCTCTTTCTTCTAGCTGTGGTGATGAAGAAAACCCAAAATGGCATGCTCTCCTTTCTCAGGAGGAAGAGGATGCACTTAATATTAATGAATGAATGTTGATTTTAATATAGATATTGAAATTAAGGATCTCACGCCTAACTGGTATCTTCTAAGATTGCATAAGCGCAATATAGTTGATTACTTGGGTTGGATGGCTGAAGTGAATCAAATCACTGAGCATGAGCGAAATTCTTTAGTAGATATGATTAATTCACCGGATAATGAAAACTTTGAATTAGCAATAACAATAATGCAAACCAAAAAATCAAATCAAAATGGCAATAACGTTCACAGCGGAAACGCATAAATACGAAAGCACAGAGGATGAGGTAAATAAAATTGACTGGCTTAGTGTGACTAGTTTAGTAGGATTATTCAAGAAACCATTTGACCAAGAGGCAATAGCTGAAAAGGCATCAAAGAATAAAAATGGTAAATGGTATGGGATGTCTCCCGAAGAAATCATTAAAGTATGGAATGGTGAAACCAATAGAGCTGTTAATTTGGGTAGTTGGTATCATGATCAACGTGAAGCTGAATTGTTGATGTGTGATTCGTTAGAACGTTCTGGTTTGGAATTACCTATTGTTAACCCTATAGAACAAGATGGTGTAAAGATAGCGCCTGATCAAACACTTGTTTCAGGTATTTATCCTGAACATATGGTTTATCTTAAGTCAGCTGGTGTATGTGGTCAAGCAGATAGGGTAGAAGTACTGCAGGATGTTATTGACTTATATGACTATAAAACCAATAAAGAAATTAAAACTAAAGCTTTTACTAGTTGGGATGGTGTTACTCAGATGATGTTGGGTCCTTTATCTCACTTGGAAGATTGTAATTTTAATCATTATGCTTTACAACTAAGTGTGTATATGTATATTATGTTGAAGCATAATCATAATCTTAAGCCGGGTAAAATGCAAATACATCATATAGAATTTGAGAAAGCTTCTGTTGATGAACATGGTTATCCCGTTACTGCATTAGATCCAGTTGGCGATCCTATTGTAAAATCAGTAACTCCTTATGAGTTACCGTACTTAAAACGTGAAGTTCAGGCAATGCTTAAGTATATCAAAATGCATCCTGAAGAAATCAAAGCTAAGAAAAAATGATTAGACTATTTGACGTAAAAAACAAGACTATTGTACCTACAGAGCATTGCTATGCATTGCCTTGGTTAAAAGTTATTATGGATAAATATCCTGATAATTACATGCAGGTATACGCTTACATTTTCTATATGAAATGTCCTAGTCCAGAAAATCCTTATTTCAATAGGCCTGAAGACGAAACAGAAGAACAGATCATAGAAGATTTGCAGATTAGTTTTTCAGTAGAAGATGATGAAATCATTACAGCTCTTGAAAAAGCTGAATTATTGTATGAAACACCTAGTGTTAGGGCACATGCCGGTTTAAAGAAAGCTATGGATCATATAGCTATTTATATGGGTAATACACCTATTACAGATGGTAAAGATGGTAACATAGGACAGATTAGAGCTATGGCTAAAGATTTTGATAACATTCGACAGTCTTATAAGGGTGTTTCCAAAGACCTTGAAGCAGAACAAGAAGCTCATGTTAGGGGTAGTCAAAATTTAGCATATGACCAGTAAGCCTTACATAGAAATACCTACGTGGGAAAAAGGCGTATGGACAACTACCAGTTATCATACCCGTGAGTTATTCACTACATATATTGAAAGTCAGTTTAAAGAACCTGGTCAATATGGTTTTGATGAAGTTTCAAAAGAATTTAATAAGCAAGCTCGTATATTCCGAGAACAAGAAGATGTTTATTGTTTACATCCTTATAGAAGCCGTGACTTTATAAAATATTGGGATGATGAAAAACTAAAGTGCCGTATGGGTGCTATCTACAAGAGTGAAGATAGAGAATGGTATCTACCACGAGATTACTATATGTGGATCAATTTCTTACCAATCTTTGATAAGATGAAAAACGACTTTGATTTCGCTGAAGTCTGGGATGTGCAGTTACATATAGCTCTTTATGAACTCAAAGCAGAACTGCATTCCAATCACGGTTCAATACTTAAAAAAAGACAGATTGCATCTTCTTATTTCCATGCTGCTAAAATGATTAATCAATTGTGGTTTGAAAGAGGGGTTACTTTAAAGATGGGTGCATCCGAAAGTAGGCATATTGATATGGAAGGTACTTGGGGATTTCTTGATGAGTATAAGGATTTCTTAAATGCAAATACTGCTTGGTATCGTCCTATGAATCCTGAAAAGGTTAAGAACTGGCAGCAAATGATTGAGGTGACTCAGAATGGAAGGACTAAAAAGGTTGGTAATAAAGGGAGGTTATTAGGAATGTCCTTTGAGCAAACTCCTACAAAAGGTGTTGGGGGACCGTGTAAATTATTCTTTTATGAAGAGGCTGGAATTGCGCCAACTTTAGATATGACGTTTGAGTTTATCCGTCCCGCATTAAATGCTGGGGAAATTACTACAGGATTATTTTTAGCTGCTGGATCTGTTGGTAAGTTGACTGAATGTGAGCCATTAAAAGAACTTACCATGTTCCCTAAAGAAAATGGTATTGAACCTGTAACAACTAACTTGTTGGATGAAACAGGCGTTGTTGGTGAAAGCGGTTTGTTTATTCCAGAACAGTGGGGTATGCCACCGTATATTGATGAGTTTGGTAACTCTAAACCAGAAGAAGCTTTAGCCGCATTAGACGCTACTTTTGAAAAATGGAAGCGCGAGTTAAAACCTGAACTATATCAATTGAGAATATCTCAGCATCCTAGAAATATTAAAGAGGCATTTGCGTATAGAGATGAATCCAAGTTTCCGCAAAATTTAGTGGGGGATCAGAAAAGAAGAATAGATGCGAAAGAATATCCATATGAGTTAATTGACTTAGCTGAAGACCTTGAGGGTAGTATTGTTGTAAAGAAGACTACTAAGATGGAAATTAGAGAATTTCCAGTAAATCCTAAGTTGGAAGATAAAACTGGTTCTATTGTGGTATGGGAAAGACCTGATAAAGATGCAGCATGGGGAACTTATTATGGTTCAATTGACCCTGTTGGTGAAGGTAAAACCATAACTTCAGAATCATTATGTTCTATTTATATTTATAAGAATCCTGTGGAAGTAACTAGGATTACGGAAAATGGTCCAGAAAATTTTATAGAAGGTGATAAGATTGTTGCTGCTTGGTGTGGTAGATTTGATGATTTGAATGAAACGCATCTCAAGCTAAGGTTGCTTATTGAATGGTATAACTCTTGGACATTAATTGAGAATAATATTTCATTGTTTATTCAGTATATGATAGCTGAGCGTAAACAGAAATACCTAGTGCCGAAGGATCAGGTAGTTTTCTTGAAAGAGTTACAGGCTAATAAATCTTCATATCAGGACTACGGTTGGAGAAATGTCGGTACTATATTTAAAACACACCTACTTAATTATTTAATTGAATGGGTTAAAGAAGTAATTGATACTAAAACATTAGAAGATGGTACTATAGTTCACAAAACTTATGGTATCTCACGTATCCCCGATAGGATGGCTATGTTAGAAATGGAAGCTTATAGGAATGGTGTCAATGTGGATAGATTAGTTAGTTTAGCTTCATTAGTGGCCTTTGCTAAAATACAACAGGCTAACCGTGGTTACATGAAGCGTGTAGAAAATGAGAATGGAAAAGACTTGGAAAAGTCACCAGATTTGTTTAAATTAAAGAGTAGCGCTTTCCGTAATATTGGAAAGGGAAGGCTACCCGCAGGAAATAATAAGAGAAGATCACCATATAAGAACTTACGTTAATGAAGGTATATAACGCACTACAGTTAAAGAAGGGAGCTAAGGTTGAACAAAACCGCTTTCAAAGCATTACGCAACCGCTTCAGTTTCTTCCAGGTAAGGAGAAAGATGATGATTGGGCAGCATGGAACATGGATTGGTTAGAGTGGCAAGGGTTAAAACAGCTGCGAATCAATGCAAGGCGCTTAATGAAGAATTATAAATTAGCTGAAGGAATCATAGATAAAAGTGATTACTTGGTTGAGAATGATAATGAGTTACGTGATCTAGTTCATACGCTTGCCGAAGAAGATGCTGGTGCTTTAGAATTAAAGTTCTATCCCATTATACCAAATGTTGTTAATGTGTTAGTTGCTGAATTTGCTAAGCGTAACTCACGAGTAAGTTTTAGAGCTCTTGATGAAACCACCTTCAATGAAGTTTTGAATAGAAAGAGAGATGAAATTGAAAATGTATTAGTTAAAAAAGCTGAGCAAAAGTTAATAACTAAGATGATTGAAGCAGGAGCTGATCCTGATGATCCAGAAGTACAACAAAAATTAGCAGAAGAAACATCATTAGATAACTTAAAGACTTTACCAGAATTAGAAGAATTCTTTTCTAAGAATTATGAAGTGCTTGCTGAGAAGTGGGCATCTAAGCAACATTTGATTGACGAAGAGCGATTCCATATGGATGAACTTGAAGAAAGAGCCTTTAAGGACATGCTTATCACAGACCGTGAGTTTTGGCATTTCAATATGTTTGAAGATGATTATGAGCCAGAGTTGTGGAATCCAGTACTGACCTTTTATCACAAGTCCCCTGATGTACGCTACATCTCTCAAGGGAATTGGGTTGGGAAAATTGAAATGATGACTGTGTCAGATATCATAGACAAATTTGGTTGGAAGATGACTGATGAACAATTACAATCTCTTCAGTATTATTATCCCATAAGATCTGCTGCTTATCCTATTACAGGTCAGCAAAATGATGGAGCTTTCTATGATGCAACCAAGAGTCATGCCTGGAATGTTGAAGGGCCTTCATTGGCTATGCGTCAATTCACATCGATGCGTGAGAATTTTGTTTATAATGGGAATGATATAGTTGAATGGGTGATGGGTGAGTCTGAAGACTATAGTGATTTTGGTACAAGTAATATGATGCGTGTGACACAAGCTTATTGGAAGTCTCAGCGTATGTTAGGATACTTAACTAAAATTTCTGAAAATGGTGAAGTATCTTCTGGTATTGTGGATGAAACATATAAGATTACAGATAAGCCAATATACAACACTACTCTTATCAAGAATAAGAATAAGACTACTCTTGTATTTGGTGAACATATTGAATGGATTTGGAACAATCAGGTTTGGGGTGGTATTAAAATAGGTCCTAACCAACCTACATTCCAAGGAGCCAATAACCCTAGTGGTATTAACCCTATTTATTTAGGCATCAATCAAAATCAGATAAAACCACTTAAGTTTCAATTTAAGGGTGATAATTCTATTTATGGTTGTAAGCTACCTGTAGAAGGTAGAGTATTCTCAGATAGAAATGTCAAGTCTACTGCATTAGTTGACTTAATGAAGCCTTTCCAAATTGGATTTAATCTGGTGAATAATCAGATAGCTGATATCTTGGTTGATGAATTAGGGACTGTTGTTTTATTAGATCAAAACGCGTTACCTCAGCATTCTATGGATGAAGATTGGGGTAAGGGTAATTATGCTAAGGCCTATACTGCAATGAAAGATTTTTCAATTCTTCCATTAGACACTAGTATTTCCAATACTGAAAATGCATTAAATTTCCAACATTTTCAGCAACTGGATTTATCTCAGACGCAACGTTTAATGAGTAGAGTACAATTAGCAAATCACTTTAAACAAGAAGCGTTTGCGGTAGTTGGTGTAACTCCTCAGCGAATGGGTCAGCAAATAGGTCAAACCAATACAGCTACAGGTATTGAACAAGCTGTTGCTGGTTCTTACGCTCAAACAGAAAGATACTTTATTGAGCATTCAGATCAATTGATGCCAAGAGTTCATCAGATGCGAACTGACTTGGCTCAGTTTTATCAAGCCACTAATCCTTCAGTTAGATTACAGCATATGACATCTACTGATGAAAGAATAAACTTTGAGATAAATGGAGTAGATTTAATGCTTCGTGATATTAATGTTTATTGTACTACAAAGGCTGCTCACCGAAATATATTAAAACAACTGCAAGACGTGTCCCTTAATAATAATACAACCGGGGCATCTATTTATGATTTAGGTGAGATTATGCAGGCTGATTCATTGGGTACTTTGAATGTAGCACTTAAGGCATCTGAGCAAAAGCAAACTAAACAACGTCAAGAAGAGATGGCGCATGAGCAACAACTTAAGCAAATGGAAATTGATAAGGCGCTTAAAGAGAAGCAAATGGCTATGGATTTTGAAGCTACGGAAAATGAGAAGAAAAACCGTAAAGATATTCTGGTGGCTGAAATTAGAGCTGCTGGATTTGGTGCTATGCAAGATATAGATCAGAATCAACAAAGTGATTTTAAAGATGCTATGGATGATATGAAAGCAACTGCAGAGTATCAAGATACAGTAAACTTAGGACAACAAAAAGAAAATAATCGTGTAGCTCAAGATGGCGTAAAAACCCAGCTTAAGCGTGAAGAGATGGCTTTGAAGAGAGATCTTAAGAATCAAGATGTTGTAATTGCCAGAGAGAATAAAAATCAGTATGATAAGCCGAAAACCTCTGAAACGAATAAAAAGAAATAACTGTAGCTATATAATGAGAAAATTATTTAGATGCAGGTAAATTAGATTAAACATTAAATATTTATATTAAGTATATTTGTTTATATTATTAATAACTCAATAACATTAAACCAACAATTATGAGTGAAGAAATTATTGACAAAACACAAGTTCAAAAAGTGAGTCAAGAAGATATTGACGCTATTTTTAACATAGGTGGTGACACAGTGATGTTGCCAGATGAAGAAAAAAAACCTAATGTTTTTAGTAACTTAGGTCCTGATACATCGTTCCTTGACAATCCTCCAGAAGAGGATAATGATACACCCCCTGCACCAGGTACGCCACCTGCAGCTGTAGATAATCCACCAGTGGATAATCCTCCTGCCGATGACGATATACCGCCTGCACCGCCTAAGCCAACTGACTTAGATGTTTTAGCACCTCCTTCAGATGATAATCCTCCAGCACCAGCTGATGACGATGATGAGAAGAATAAAGGTGGTAGACCAACTGCGTTTGTTGCTGCAGCTAAAAAGCTAATGGAAAAGAAGATCTTATTACCGTTTGATGACGGAAAGAAGATTGAAGACTATAGTTCTGCTGACTGGGAAGAGTTAATTGAAGCTAATTTTAATCAACATAAACAATCTTACCAAGAAGAATTACCTGAACAATTCTTTTCAGGAATGCCTACTGAAATGCAACAAGCTTATCAGTATATAGCTAATGGTGGTACCGATTTAAAGAGTCTATTTAGAGCTATGGGTCAAGCTAATGAAATCCGTGAAATTTCAATAGATACTGAAGCGGGACAGGAATTTGCTGTTCGCTCTTACCTCCAAGCCACAGGTTACGGAACACCTGAAGAAATAGAAGAAGAAATTGCAGCATTACAAGATAGAGGTGACTTAGAAAAGAAAGCGGCTCAGTTTAAACCAAAGTTGGATAACATGCAACAACAAATGGTTAATCAAAGATTGATGCAGCAGGAAGCAGCTAATAAGAGAAGGCAAGAGCAATCTCAGTTATATATGGATAATGTATATAACACTCTTAAAGAAGGTAAGCTAGGTGAAGTGCCTTTAGATAATAGAACTCAAGAAATGCTTTATGCAGGATTGGTTCAACCAAATTATCAGTCACAATCAGGGAAGCAAACAAATTTATTAGGCCACTTATTGGAAAAATACCAATGGGTTGAACCTAATCATGAATTAATAGCAGAAACATTATGGTTATTGGCTGACCCTATTGGCTATAGAGAAAATATTAGAAAAGGCGGTAAAGAAGCCGCTACTGTTGAAACTGTAAGAAAGCTTAAAACGGAACAGCAACACTTGAGTGCAAGTAGTGCTCCTGAAGAGCAACCTCTGGATGGTGGACGTAAACGTCCGGCTATCCAAAGGCCAAAGAAAAGTTTCTTCACAAGAGATTAAAAATTAAAATTAATAATAACTAAAACCCAAAACAAAAATGAGTACTCCAAGTTTTAACAATGGACTATTTCTGAGAGACACAAATTACAATGCGTCCTCTCATGTAGATTCATACCATTTATCAAACATGCTGAGGGATGCAGAACCTACTGATATGGGTCCTGTTGATATCTGGGCAATGTCTCAAAAGGTAGAAATGCCTTTATATCAAATGTCTTCATTTGGTGGTAAAAATGTAATTGAAGTAGATAACATCCGTGGTGAATGGAAGTGGCAAACTCCGGTTAGTCAAGATCTTCCATATATCATTGAAGATATTGAGCCTGCTAACATTACTAAAGGTCAGGATGGAACACCATTCAAACTTAAGTTAAACATCCGTGAATTTGGTCATGGTGATATCATCACTTATGACAAATACAATGGAGTTGAGCTTTATATCATTCCTGAAGAAGATATTCTTCCTATGGGTGATGGTGTTATCTACACTGTACAAATAGTGAATAATGATAGCTATAAATTCTTAGATAATAAGTTCTTAGCGAACGGTACTAAGTTTTTCAGAAAATCTTCTGCTAGAGGGGAATACGGAGAGAGATTCTCTGATATCCAAACTAGATCAGGTTTCAGAGAATTTTACAACTATGTTGGTGGTGCTGAGGCTCACGTACATTATTCTGTATCTTCTCGTGCACAATTAGCTATCAAAGGTGGATTAAATGCTGACGGTACTATACCTGTAACAGAAATCTGGAGAAACTTTGATAAAAACATGGATCCGTCTGTGTCAAGTATTGAAAGCATGGTTGCTGTAATGGGACAAGATTATGTGAAAAAAGCTATTGCTAATGGAAACCTTAGCAGAACTTTCTTAACATCAATGGAGTCTGCTCACTTGACTAAAATTGCTACCGATATTGAAACTTACTTAATGTGGGGTCACGGTGGTAGAGTTAGACAAGATGGACCGGATGATGTAAGATTATCAGTAGGTCTTTGGAAGCAATTAGATAACTCTTTCAAAAGAGTATATAACAAATCTAGCTTCTCTCTTGAACTGTTCAGAGCTGAATTATATAACTTCTACAATGGTAGAGTTGAATTCACTGGACCAGATCCAAAACGTCAGATTATTGTACAAACCGGTATGGGTGGTATGAGAATGGTTAACGAAGCTATCAAGCGTGAAGCTAGTGGTGCTGGATTATTAATTGAAGCTGCTGACATAGGTGCTATTACAAATAAAGGAATGAACTTAGGGTTCGGATTTGCTTACACTAGTTATGTGATCCCATTCTTAGCTAATGTTCAATTTGTAATTAATCCTGCATTTGATAATGTTCATACTAATGACATTGAGAATCCAATTATTGATGGTCATCCATTAAGTTCTTATTCTTTCATCATCTTTGATGTAACGGATAATGCTAATGACAACATTTATTTGTTGAAATTAAAATGGGATAATCAATTGAAATGGTGGTATCAAAATGGTACTATGGACTACATGGGAAGAACTCAAGGGTTCCAATCATCAGGTCAATTCAATGGTTATAGAGTGTACATGTCTCAAACAATGCCAGCTATCTGGGTGAAAGATCCTACGAAAGTATTGAAAATTGTAATGAGAAATCCAATTACTGGAGGTTCATTCTAAGATGGAAAACTAGGGGAGCAGTGATGTTCCCCTTTTACCATATAAGCCGGGTAATATAAACTATGAAGGGATTGCACCCCTTACCCGGTTCAAATAACATAAACCAATAAATTAAAAGTTATGAAAGAAGATCAACCAACAATTCAATTACCAAGAAACCTTTCTGATAATGTTACTCCACCTGAAGTAACCATGAAAGAAGGGCCATCGGCTCCAGTTACAGGTATACCTGAATCAAAACCATTAGAGCCTAAAGTACCTGAGACATTGATAAATGCAACAGAGGGTAAAGGAAAAAAGAAGAAAACAGTTCTTGACAGTATTGTAGGAGCTATTTCAATTAAGCCATATATTGATGCTACATCTGAAAATATGGGATTAGAAAATTACGGTTATGCTGTTTATCCTGGTACTTACCAAGTTGAACAGATTGCTGCGATTGAACGTAACGGTGTTGTAAGATATATTACAGGTTTAGATGAATTCTCACCTGAAGTACAAAATTTAGATCCTGAAAAACGAGATGCTGTTATTCACAACATTCGATTTGTTGTATCTAAGTTAGAAAAAGAATTAGCAACTAATGTTATTGATATTAATGATGAGAAATTTTGGGAAAAGGTTCAGTTATTAAAACCTAATAACCATGAATTCTGGTCACAGATTACAATACGTGTTGGTAATGAGTCTTTGTATTTGAATCCAAAAGCAGACCCTTATGATTTAATTAAGTTAATGGCGCTTGAAGCAGGTGGATTTGATTTAATAGCAAAGAGTTATGATGATGCTATGACTAAAGCTAGACCACCAAAATGGTTCTTAGATAAAGAAGTTAATACTGTTGCTACACGTACTGAATACAAAAAACTTAAGAATAAGGCTATTGGATTGCTTGATAAGCTTTTCACTAAAGATCCTAGAAGACTTATGTATATTGCTAAAGTACTTGATGGTAATAGTACGCAATATAAAAACTCAACTCCACAAGATGTTGTTTATGACAACTTAGATGAATTCATCAATGGTAGAGGAATTGAAGGGAATAAAGAGAGAGCTGCTCAAAGTTTTATTACTGCAGTAGAATATGACATGGAAACATTAAAGCTTAAAGCTGTAGTAAGAGATGCTAGTTTCTACAAGTTTATTGTTACTAAAGCAGATGGTATGATTTATCATAATGCTAAGAATGCATTAATGGGTAGAAATGTGAGCGATGTTGTTGAGTATTTAAAGAACCCAATTCACGAAGATGTGCTTAAGGCATTATTGGAGGAAGTGGAGCATTATTGGAATCAATAAATTTATATATCATGAAATGTAAAAACAAATTCCCATCAGTAGTATCTAAGCCTACTAACGCAAATAGAAGTATGAATGCTAATGTTAAAGTTAGTACTAAACCTTCTCCAGCTAATAGAAGTTTAAATCCTGCTGCTAAAGTAAAGCCTAGTAAATAATGAATAACAATACCATATTACTCAAGATCCAGCAAAGGCTTAATAAGCTTGCAAGTAGTGACTATGATAACATAGAACCTTGGCAAGCTATAGAGGCTTTTAACAAGGGGCAAGTTGCATGGTGCCGTAGACAGTTACACGGAAGCAATAATAAGCAAGAAGGAGATGAACAATCAAAAAGAAGGATTGATGATCTCCAAATCATTCTTACTGATGTACCGGTGACTCTTGTGAAGAAAGATGGTTTCTTTACAACGAATACGGGATTACCTGCAGACTACTTTGAATGGAAGAGAATATCTGGTAAAGCTATTGATGATTGCTGTAAAAATCCTAGAAGAATGGTCATCACATTGGTAGAAGAAGCCAATGTTGATGAGCTTCTTCGTGATAAGATGAAGCAGCCTAGTTTTGAATGGGGTGAAACCTTTTGTACATTGAAAGATGGACAGGTTAGGATTTATACTAATGATGAGTTTGCTATACCTAATGCAATCTTGTCTTATTATAGACAACCGCGTAGAATTGAGATAACCGGTGTAGTAGATCCTTACACAGGTGTGATATCTACTGTTGATGTTTTATCTGAATTTAAAGATGATATTAATGAATTATTTGTAGATGAGGCAGCTAAAATACTAGCTGGTGATATTGAATCATTCAATCAAGCACAGACGGCTACACAACAAGTAGAAACTAATAATTAAAAAAAACAATGGAAACACTACAACGTACTTTAGTAAAAAGAGATACCGCAGCTTCTACACCTAGTGTTAAAGCGCCTAACCCTTTGTTATCAGCAGATTGCATGGGTTACTTAAATTATCGTATTGAACAAGAAGAATATTCTTCTAGAATTTATTTAGCCATGTCAATGTGGTTAAATAATAAAGGTTACCAAGGTGCTGCTGCATTATGGAAAAAATATTCAGACGAGGAACAAACACATGCTGATTGGGCAAGAACATATGCTTTATCATTTGGTGTACAACCAGCTACTCCAGCATTAACTACACCTCCTCAGAATTTTTTAGGATTACCGCAAATTATCCAAATGTCTTACGACCATGAGATTGAAATTTCATCTCAAATCAAAGATATGGCATCAGATGCATTGAAAAAAAGTGATCATATCTTGTATGAGTTATGTCTTAAATACTTGAAAGAACAGGTTGAAGAGCATGATAAAATGCAAAACTGGATGGATCAACTAGAAGCATTCGGTACAGATAAAGTTGCGTTAAGACTTTTAGATAATAAAATGGGTGAATAATTATTGCGTATGTAATAATTATTTCTTATATTATAATTAATTATTTGTTTGTAAACTAAATTTAAAAAAAATGAGTTATTTTAATCA